GTCGATTCCGAGCACATCGTCGACGGCGCGATCGACACGGCGCACCTGGCCGCGGACGCGGTGGACGGGACCAAGATCGCGGACGACGCGGTCGATTCCGAGCACATCGCGGCCGGGGCCATCGATACGGAGCACATCGGCGACGGACAGGTGACCCTGCTCAAGCTGAACGCGGACGTGATCGTGGACGCCGACCACATCGGGGCCGGCGCGGTGACCACGGACAAGCTTGGCGCGGACGCGGTGGACGGGACCAAGATCGCCGACGACGCGGTCGACTCCGAGCATCTGGTGGACGGTTCGATCGACACGGCCCACCTGGCCGCGGACGCGGTGGACGGGACCAAGATCGCCGACGACGCGGTCGATTCCGAGCACATCGTGGACGGCGCGATCGACACGGCCCACCTGGCCGCGGACGCGGTGGACGGGACCAAGATCGCCGACGACGCGGTGGACTCCGAGCACATCGCGGCCGGAGCCATCGACACGGAGCATATCGGCGACGGACAGGTCACCGAGGATAAGATCGCGGCCGGGGCCGTGTCCGAGGACCAGATCGGCGACGAGGAAGTCACGGTCGCCAAGCTGTCCTTCGACGCCCGGCCGCAGGTGATCAAGGAGTTCAGTGTCGACCTGGCCGACATCGCGGGAGCCGGTGACGTGCTGACCGAGTGGACGCCGGGCTTCCACTTCAAGATCGTCTCCTTCGGCTGCCAGATCGAAAAGGCGGTGAGCACCCCGGCCAAGGCCGCGAACTTCGCCCTGGAGATCGGCACGGACAACGTCACCGGCGGCCTGATCGAGCTGGCGGGCACCTACAGCCTGGGGGCGGTAATCCCCGGATCGGCGATCACGGACGCCAACACGGGCTCGGACTCGGACAACATCAGCATCGAGGCCAGTTCCGTCACCGCATTTTCCGAAGGCCGCGCGCGCTTCACCATCGTGCTGGAGCAGACCGACCCGGCCGCGTAAGGAGGCTCCCGTGAGGGTTGAGAGACGTTTTGCGGGAAATCGCGTTCAGGGGCCGAAACTCGGCCCCTGTACGGTTTTCCGAAAAACCCTACCCGACCCTCGCGGAAAAAATTGGAACGCAATTGAAACGCCTTTGCGGCGCAATCCGGCAATGAATTTCCGAGGAGGAAGGACATGAAGAGAAAACGAATCGTAAACGGCCGGGTTTTAGAGTTCGGGGAGGGCTCCACCGAGTTTTCGGCGGCGGACGATCTCCGGCTCGTCGACCCGGTCCTGACGAACCTGGCCCAGGAGTACCGTGGCCAGGACCTGGTCTGGCCTCATTTGCATCCCGAGGTGGACGTGCCCAAGCGATCGATCAGGCGTCCGCTTTTCGGCAAAGAGGCCTGGGCGGACACCCGCGACATCGCGGACAAGGCCAAAGAGGACGAGGCCCGCATCATCTCTCGGACCATGGACGACGAGACGCTGACCTTGCCCGACCGCTGGCTAGCCACGAGCACGGACTACGTGGAGGAGGAGGAGGCCCACGAGGCGGCCCGGGAGCTGCTCGACGACCGGGCGAACGTGGAGTTTCTCTCCGAGATGGGGGACCTCTGGACGGAACTCGACGCGGCCGAAACCGACATGGACGCGTCCGCCTATGACGCGGACCACAAGGACAATGTCACCGAGGGTCAGGGCAAGGCCTGGAACGATTTCACGGACGGCACGCCCCTGGACGACCTCACGATCGGCATCGAGGCCTTGGAGGCCGGCGGCATCTCGCCGAATATCTGCGTGTGCTCCACCGACGTGTACTGGGCCTGGCTGCGGCACAAGCAGTTCCGGCCGACCAACGCGACCAAGAGCGTGATCACCCGCGACGACATCATGGCGATCCTGGGCTCCTACGGCATCGAGGAACTCCACGTGGGCAAGGCCCTGAAGTTCGACGTGGCGGACAATTCCCTGTCCCGCGCCTGGGGCTCGGGCAACTGCCTGCTGGCACGCGTGGCCAAAGCCAAGACCCAAAACATCAAGCGGCCGTCCTTCGGCTACGCCCTGCGCCGCAAGGGCTATCCGAAAGTGGCGATCCTGACGAGCCAGTGGAAGGCCAAGCGCGTCCAGCGGCTCTGGCACTGCCGCAAGCCGGTGGTGACCAGCCGGTTGGCGGGCTTCTTGTTCTACAACGCGATCTCCTTGTAAGGCGCGGTCCCGGGCCGGGGGCTTTTCGGCCCCCGGGTCCCGGGCCGGCTTTCGGAGGCGGCCATGTACTGCACGAAAACGGACATCCTCAATTTACGGCTCAACGCGTCGAAGCTCTCCGAGCTGACCTGGCAGGCCCCCCGGGACCCGGTCGACGACGAATACCCGATCCTGGACGCGCGGGCGGACGCGGCCTGCGCGGACGCGGCCGGGGAGATCGACGCCATCCTGGGCAAGGTCTGCGTCCTGCCGATCACGGACGCGGACGCCCTGGCCCAGATCAAGGCATGGGCGCTGGACATCGCGGTCCACAAGCTCTTTGCGCGCTACAGCCTGGAGAACGAGGACGCGCGCAAGGAGGCGGAGGCCGCACGGTCGACGCTGGAGCAGATCCGCGACGGCAAGGCCCTGCTGGCCGGATCGCCGGCGAGGCGGACCGGAGTGTCGGTGTCGGCCGAGGACCGGAACCTGACCATGGAGAAGATGGAAGGCTGGTGATGAGCGGCATCGGACAGGCCAAGAACTCCTGGAACCGGCTCTTCGTCCGGATCGACGACGCCATGCATTCGCGGCCCCTGCTCGAAGCCGTGGGCCAGGCGGGCGTGGCGGATTCGGAGGAGAACTTCGAACGCCAGTCCTCGCCCGACGGCCGGCCCTGGCCCTCCCTGCGGCTCAACACCAAGATGGCCAAGGTCGCCCGGGGCAAGAGCAAAATGGGCATCGTCACGGGCCGGCTGCTGCGCTCGATCACCTACCGCGTGCTCGGGTCCATAGTGGCCGTGGGCACGAACCTGCTGTACGGCTACTGGTTCCACAAGGGCACGAAGCCGCACGTCATCAAAGCCAAAAAAGGCAAGGCCCTGCGTTTCGCCGTGGCCGAAAGTTTCGTGCATTCGGCCCGCGGCTGGCGGCAGGGGCGGGGAAACTGGGTGTTCCGTAAAAAGGTCAACCACCCGGGACAGGCGGCCCGGCCCTTCATCGGCATCGGCCCGCGATTGGCGAGGACCCTGCGCGGCATACTCCTCGGCGACCGGCTCTTTAACGCCGTGCGCAAGGAGGGACCATGAGCGACATCATTCCCGATCACCAGGCCGCCATCCTGGCCGCGATCCGGCAGACCCTGACGGCCGCCCCGCCCGCGGGCCTGGGCTTCCGCTTCTGCGAGGAGCGCAAGCTCTTCGAGGGCCTGCTGCAGGAGACAAAGGACGGCAGGATCACCCTGCCGGCCGCCTGGTCGCCCCCATTCGGGGTGATCGACCCGGAGCCGGCGGAAACGGCCGCGCCCAACGGCCGGCTCTACGGCTCCTGCATCCTGGACATCGAGGGAGTCAAAACCAAGCGGACCTGGCGGCGGACCCACGACATCACCTGGACGCCGGCCGTGCTGATCTGCGGCAAGAACCGGGTCGACGCCCGGGCCAAGCGCGACGTATTCATCGCCCGGCTGGCCCCGGTCCTGTTCGATACCGTGGCCGGCGAGGACAAGGACGTGCACTTCGCAATCCAGCTCGACGTTCCCCAGACGGGCATCGTGCAGGTCCCGGGCCTGCAAGTCGACTATGAATTCTACGACGTCCGCATCCGCTGCCGGTACGGACGATACGCATACAGGGACAAGCAAGTGAAGACGATCAGCGTCGGGATTCCCGACGAGGAGGATTGAGAATGGCTTATTCCTCGTTAACCATGAATACCAAGGACGGCGCTGCGCCGGTGAATCCCGATGCGCGGATCAAGGAATTCGGCGTGTGCGGGTATTACTCGGCGGGCGCGAACGGACAGACCACGCGGGTCAACGCCAACTCGGATCTGGATACCGTGATCGGCGACGGCCCGGTCCGGGAGTGGCTGCACCAGCACTTTACCGACAAGAAGAACAAGACCCGCGGGGTCAACGTGCTATACGCCGCGGCCTCGGCCGCTGGCGAGAACGGCGACGTCACCCACACGGGCACATCCACGGCGAGCTACGAGGTGACGGGCACGGCGAAATGGTTCTGCCAGCCCAAGGTCAAGGTCACCGAGGGCGGGCTCAACGGCGCGGCCCAGGTGGCGGTGTCCCTGGACAACGGCGTGAACTACGGGGCGGCCCAGACCGTGCCGGCCAACGGCGCGGTGACCCTGCAGACCAACCTCGGCCTGGTCTGCACCTTCGACACGAGCGGCGACAAGCCCCTGGTCGAGGACGACACCTACGACTGGCAGGTCACGCCCGACGAGATCGAGATGGGCGATCTGGATACGGCCGGCTCCATCCGCAAGGCCCTGGCCGATTACTGGGCGGGCAAGCCGTCCAAGGAGCCCGAGTCGATCCACGTCTGCGGCCCGATCAGCGCGGCGGACGTCAACACGCTGAACACGGATGCCGCGGCCCGGATGACGAAAAAGCGCCCGGTCCTGATCACCGGCGAATTCCGCCGGATCGACTGGGAGACGGAAGAAACCGTGGCCGAATACGCCACGGCCATCGAGACCGCGTTCGCGGACGCGGACGCCACGGCCAAGAAGTGGTTCGGCTGGATTCTCGGCTATCCCACCCTGCTGACCTACGGCGGGTGGAAGCTGCCCTGGTCCCCGGCCGGCGCGATCTACGGGGTCATGGAGCGACTGTTCAAGATCAGCGATTCCACCGGCCAGACCGACGTGAAAGGCGACACGAACACTCTCAAGACCACGGTCTATTCCAAGCAGTTCACGGACGTCCAGACCCAGACCCTCAATAACCTGGGCGGGACCCTGGTTCGCCAATACGACGGCGCGGACGGCTTCTGGCCCACACGAATGGGCACCTGCGGCGGCGTGAACACCGCATACTGGGCCTTCGACCGGATGCGGATCATGGTCTATGCCGTGGGGATCGTGTTCGCCAAGTTCTTCACCTTCGT